CCCGTGCCGAGGATGAGCTCGCTCGTCATGTGCGCAATCGGAGAGAAGCTGCTGATGGTCGACGCGCTCAGCGAGAACGACGACGTGCGCACCCACGACGCGCCGGTCATCTGCGTCGACAGCTTCGCGATCTGCCCCTGCGTGATATCGATCGCAAGCGTGCCCTGCATTCCAAGGCCCGCGTATTCGTCGCCAGCCTCCTGGCCCTCGACGATCATCTGGAGCGTCGAGAGGAAGCCAGCGGTGTTGTTCGTAAGCGCGAACGACGTCGCCCAATAGACAGCCGCGCCAGCGCTGGGAGCCGTGCTGTGCGCGACCTTCGGCACGACCGCGTTCGCAGTGCACGACAAGATCTCACGCGCCTCGATGAGCCCGTTAGGCAGCACGACGGCATACGCCGCGCCGGGGCTGCCGAGCGTGTTGCCGTGGCCTGCCGTGACGTTGACGCTCGACGTGGTCGAGCCAGCCTGCACCGTCGTCGCAGCGGCTTGCGGCGTGCCCTGCGTCTTGACACCCATGAGCGTCGTCAACAGACGGTCAAGCGCCCACGACGTCGGCCACGCGTCATTGCCATCCTGCGGCGTGCCCGTGCCAGCAAGATACGTCGTTAGCGCGAGGGTGCTGCTCTTCTTCGCGAGCACCATCTTGCTGTTGGTGTACGAGTGCAGAAACTGCTGTTGCAGCTCGGGCTCGAGGTGATCGGTGAGCGGGACGAAGGTGCCGCTATTCTCGACCACCGGCAGGTCCACGAAGTTCGCGGGCGTCGCCGTTTCGTCGGTGGCAAACGCGGCCTCGACTGCGATTCGCGTACGCCCGAGGGCTGAAACTTGAACGGTCATGGGGGAGCCTCCTTATGCGACAGCCGACGTCGTCACGACCGTGCCGCTGAATCGCTGCTCGAGCTGGTACAAGCCGCCGCCCTCGGTCTGTCCAGACCGTGGCGCATCATCACGCAGGACCGTCGTGCCCTGCCACGCAAGCACGCCCGAAACGATGCCGGTGACCGTGCCTGAGTACGTCGTCGCGACCTTACCCGGCCATGCAAGCGCCTGCGCAACGAGGTCGCTGGCGTACGCGGCCGTCGCTTTCACGGCCTGATAGTCGACGGCAAACAGCGCCTGCGAGTCGAGCAGGTACGTGTAGGTCAGCGTGACCTCGATGCCGCGGAACCATACGTTCGTCGGCTGCTGCGGCCGGTCCGGCGACACTGGGTACGCGATCGCAATCTCGACGCGCGGCGTCGCCGTGGTGCGCATCGAGAGCGTCATGTCGTCCGCGCCGCCGGCGATATCGCAGGACAGCAGGCCCACCGGCACGGCGCGCACACCGGCGATCTTGCCCTCGATGACCTCGCGCAGCGCCGCGCGAATAGCGGTGTCGCTCAGCGACGTAGGCAGCGCAAGCGGCGTCGGCGGCGTCGGCGGCACCGGCACGACGGGCTGCTGCGTGCCGACTGGGATTGCCGTCAGCGCGCGCGTGGTCGCGTCGTAGCCGAGAAAGAGCGGCGCAATCGACGTACGTTGCAGCGCAAAATCTGCCATGGTGCCTCAGAGCGGGACGACGCCGTCAGCCCACGGAATTAGGCAGCTTCCGCCTGTCGTCCCGACGTATACGCGCGCATCGGTTGCGAGGTCCGTCGTGTTTGGATACCCGCGGTTGACGCTGGCGCCAAGTATGCTGGCAGCAGCGCCCACGAAACCAGGCTGTGTCTGCGCGATAGTGCGACCAAAAACGAGCGGGAACGCTACGTCCTTGCCATTCCACGGATCGACGCCCGAAGTGTTCGTCGAACCGGCAAAGAGATGACGATCATTGGCTGAGTCGGTTTGCGGGACACCACTCTCCGTTGATGCTGTCCACACGCTCGTAAGCGAATACCACCAGCGCCACGCCACAGTGTTCGCCACGAACGGAGCGCCCGTCGTTGCGACAGAGACGACGTACGGAGCCGGATTCGTCGACGTGTAGCTGCCGTTGACAAGCGCGCCGAACACAACCACGCCGCTGACGACGAAGCTGGCGTTCGTGAAGACGAGGTAAAATGAGCGAATGCCCGCTGCATTGTCGTCGTTATCGACGGTAATCGCGTGCGCGCGGCTTGACCCCGTAATCGATTGCGCGAGAAACGTCGTCTCATTTGCCGCCGTGACCTGTGAGTCCGCGACCGTCGAGCTTCCGACCGTGGCTGGTGCGGCAACGGCGAAGCGCACGTCAATGCTCGTCGCGCTGTTGCGCTTGATCGTCAACCACACCGAGCCGCGCGCGACGATCTGCCACGTGTTCGTCGCGGCGATCCACTCGGCCAGCGATAGCGCGGGAGTCGTGCGCCGCACGCCCGCAGTGCCCGTGCCTGCGGATACGAGCGTCCAACCGTTGGCGAGAAGCAGCGTCATGAGGGCGCTGATGCCATAGCCAATATCGGCTCCAACGGTGCTGACATTCACGGTTGCTTGCTTGGCCATCAGCGCACCTTCCCGTTAATGATGTAGGAGCCGACGCTCTTGAAGATGCGGTCAAAGACGACGCGCGCGGGGTCGGCGCTGTCGGTGAGTTGACCGCTTTTCGTAATCGGCATGAACGGGCGTGCTGGGATACGCACGCTGCCATTTGCTCGCTTTGTGCCGAACTGCTGAAACCCTGCATAACCGACATTCGTGCCGAACGTGATCGTGCGCGCGCCACTGCCAGTCGCGATGCTTGAGCGCAATCGGCCCGTGTCCACAAGCGCGGTCGTGCTGTTCTTGCGGCGACGCTTGATCGTCTCCTCCGACAGCGCTTGCCAGCCCTTAGACTCAGGCGACGATTGCCGCGAGAACGTGTTGACGATGAGCCGATTGATTGCAGCCGCGCCGACCTTCATCGCGGGCGTCATGTCCTGCGTGCGACGCGCCATCGCGGTGAGCGCGCGCGACAGGTCTTTCGGCGACTTGCCCGGTGGGTAGCTGACGGCCATCAGAACAGAATCAGGCTGCGCGTCGAGAAGATGCGCTCGCTGCTCGTGAGCTCGGTGCCGTTGATGATGTCTGCGCCGCCGTCGCCGCCCAGCGGGTCGCGCGTCAAGCCGGGCAGGTCGAGGCGCACGCCGTCAGTCGCATAGATGCTCGACGGGTCTGGAATTGTCGCGACGATCTCCGCAGGAATCGTGACGCCGCGCGCGTAGAAACTGGCCAGCTTCAGCCAGACACCAAACGAAATCAGCCGCAGCAGCTCGAAGGCCGCGCCGCTGCTGGGCACCTGCGGCGACAGCGTCACCGACGAGTAACCGCCCTTCGCGCACGCGCTGAGCACGACAGAGTCCGCGCTCGCGATGTACGCCGCGCGTGCACCGCTGTCGGTGGCGATGGCCGCGTACTGCGCAGGGCCACGCGTGCCGCCGCCCAGCATCGACTCGATGTACGCGTCGGTCAGGAATGCCATGTCACGCCTCCTTGCGCTGGAAATAGCCGGGCGCGTCACCCGCAGATGTCAAGGTGACGAAGGTCATGCCCGACGGCTTCTTGACAAGCACCCGCGTGAGGCCGGTGCCGTCCACGTCGAGCGTCTGCACCACAGCCTCGCAGACCAGGCCAGCGAAGGTCACGAAGCGCACGACCTCTCCGACAGCGAGCGGCCGCTGTAGCGCCTCTGGCGCGCTCGCAGACGCCTCCGCGTCGGCCTTGGCCTTGCGCTTCGCCCCAGCCACGTCAGCGCCCCTGCTTCGGCGTGCCGTCGAGACGCGCGCTGATCTTCGCGAGCGCCTCCACGATGCCCGCGAGGACGGCCGTCTGCTCGCCCGACGACGACGACACCTGCGCTGCCGTCTCCGCGATAGCCGCCGCGCGCTTGCGCTCGTGCTCGATGTCGATGGTGTCGAGCTCGCCGACCACCTCGACGCTCGTCAGCGGCAGCACGTCGCGCAGCATCAACGCGCGGAACTGCGACTCAGCCGTGATCGGACACTCGGCCGCAGGGCGCTTGTTCTCTGCGCACCAAGCATCGACGTACTGCGCGAGATTCGCGCGCGACGTCTGATACTCAGCCTCGCGCGTCTCGAGCAGTCGCATCAGCGCGGGCAGCTCGCTCTTGTAGATTTGCAGCGTGTGCGTCCCGCTGGCGTACGAGCGACCGTCGTTGAGCATCTGACCCATGTGGCCATCGCGGATGACGACGCGGACGAGCAGTCGTGACTCAGGTCGCGCGTTTGCGGCGACGTGCCCATACGGCGTGTGATTGTCGAGTTGCATGAATCATCTCCTCTTGATGACGCTGCGTTGTGCAGCGGAACCATCGGCGGGAATTGCACCCGCCATCACGCTTGCGCGCGACTGCAACTCGCATGGTCTGTAGTTCACTCAGCGCATTGACCGCGCTAAGTGTTTGAAATCATTGAAGATTTACAGGATGCCGCCGTAGATGCAAGGCCACATTCCCGCGGCGTACTGACCATCGGCGATGAGGCCGAAGGTCAGCGCGTCATTCTGCATGACGGTCGGGCTGCTGAGGTCGATGTCGAGCTGCTCGCGGGGAGCCGCGCCCTCGACAAAGAACATCGGCTTCGCGCCGCCAGGGCCCTCGCCGACGAGGTACCAGTAGTCGTCCTGCGTGCCGACAAGGCGCGAGTTGACGACGAGGTCAACCGTGCCGTTGTAGGCGTTGCTGACGCCAGCCGACGCGACGACCGACGCAGCGGCCTCGAGGCCGGTGTTCGCGACCGAGCGACCGCGGATGTCCATCTTCGTGATCTCGCTGCCGACAAGCCGATTCTTCGGGCCGACGACGAGGTAGCGCGGGACGATGCGGAAGGGCTCGCCGTTCTCACGCTGATAGCTCGTCATCGCCGCGAAGGCGGTGTCGAACGTAAGCGGCGAGAGAGCCGACGTGGTCTTGTTGGACTGGTTGCCCGCGGGGCCGTTAGGGTGCGACGTCGAGATGAGGTTGACTCCGTCGTAGCCGACAGGGCCGTCACCCGAGTTGAGGAACAAGCCCTGATGCAGCACGAAGTCCTTGTAGGACTGCGCGGCGCTCATGAACTTTCGGACGCGCGCCGCGACGATGCCGCTGCGGTCATACTCCGCATCGCGGCGACGCACCTTGAGCTGCACGGCCCACGACGTCAGCGCGACGTTGAGGCGGTAAGCGCGCGACACGCCAGTCTGGCGAGCGCCGCTGAACTCGAGCCAGTTGCCGAGGAAATCCTCGAGGATGATGGACGTGGTCGTGCCACCGTCCGCGGGGATCGTCTCGCAGATTGCGTTGACGAGCGCCTCGTCGGCAGAGCTGGTAAACAGCTCGTCGGCCATCGTGCGGAACACCGTTGCTGCCGCGTCAATGGCAGTCTGATTAATGACGTGTGAAGAGTCAGCCATGTTGAAATCTCCTGTAAATCGTTGGCGCTTATAGCGCTATCAGACGGTCGCCGAGCTGCGGATCTTGACCCACGCGGCCGTAGTGCCGACAGGCTGCACGATCTCGCCGACCTTGACGTCGTTGGTCGCGGCGGCAGCCGTGGTCACGAGGTCCGAGTCGAAGATCACGCACGCAGAGCCCGTGATGGCCGCAAGCGTCGCGTTCGCGCCGAGCAGCTCCTCGTGGCCGAACTTGACGTTGATGGTCTGGCCAGCGGCGGCAGACACAACCGTGTTGGTGGCGATGCCGACGAAGCCGCACGAGGCGGTGTCAGCGCCGGGAAGCGCGAGGCCGGTCGCGAGCGTCACCATCACGAGCGAGCCCTCGTAGATGGTCGTGCCGGTCGTGCAGGTGTAGGTCGCGTAGGAAGCGAGCGAGTCGTTGCGCGTCTGACGCGCGGTCATTGCGGTGAGTGCAGCCATTGTGAATCTCCTTGAGAACGTGGGATATCAGCGCGCGTCAAGCGCCCGAGTTGCGGGCCGCGTGCTTGCTGAGCATCACGGCGACGTGCTTCTTCGCGGCCTCGCCACGCAGGCCAGCGGCCTTGGCGTCAGCCTCGAAGATCTTGGCGATCGGGTCTTGCGACGCCGACAGCGAGAGGGTGTTCGTCGGGGCCTTCGGGCCGGTGACGAGCGAGCCGGTGGGCGGCTGCGCCGTCGCGGGCAGCGCCGAGTAGATGTCGAGCGCGAGCTGCTCTGACTGCTCCGACGCAGCGACGAACGCGACGCGCTGCGCCTCGGTGACGCGGCCCTCGCCGAGCAGGCGCGCGAACGACGCCTCGATGCGCGCGGTGCGCTCGAGGGCGACGCGCTGCTCGCGCTCCTTCGACAGCTCGGCGACCTGCGCCTGCAACCCCTTGACCGTGGCGGCAAGCTCGACCGCACGCGCCTTGTGCGCGCTCAGCTCGACGCTCGTGCGCGACAGCTGCGCGTTGGCGTCGGCCGTCATGCCCGACACAGGGCCAGCGACCAGCATCGCCGCAATCTGGTCGAGCTTCTCGGTGACTGCCGCGAGCACGCCAGCCTCGTCCATGCCGGTCGCCTCGACAAGCTTCGACAGCACCATCGTCGCAGCGGCCTCGCTGGCCTCTTCGACAAGCTCCTCAGTCTCGGGCATCCCCTCGGAGACGGCCTCCTCGACCATCGCGACGTCGTCCTGCAGCGCGATGCCCGAGAGCTTGCGGAGGCTGTTCGCGATGCGCGAAAGCTCGGCCATCTTCACCGGCTTGCACGCGGCGTCGACGACCTCTTCGGTGATCGCGGCGACGGGCATCTCCTCGTCGGCCATCGCACCGGCGAGGCTGACAAGCGCGTCAAACGCCTTCTTCATTTTCTCCGGCGTCGCGTCCTTTTTCAGACCGAGCGCCGTCGCGATTGCCATGAGAACTTTCGTGGGATCCATTGCGAGACTCCTAGTGTGTCGCCGCGACGGAGTCCCGACGCGGGAGAGTGTGATCGGCGTCATGCCGGGAAGAAACGGCGATGGCGTCAGGCCGAGCTCGTACAGCTCAGCGAGGCCCGCGATGTCGCCAGTGGCGCGGTCAATCGGCGCGAAGTCCACGACGACGCTACAGAAGCGCTGCGCGCCCGACGCGATGCGCTTGGCAGCGTCGTCAGTCCACTCGACGTAACCCCACAGCTCGCAGCCCGTCGCGCCATCGCGCACCTCGAGCGCCTGAATCCAGCCAGCCGCGTCGATGGGCACGCCCATGTCGTGGCGCGGGTGACCCCAGAGCACGGGCACCGGCTGCTCGCCTGCGTCGTAGAGCCGCTTGATGTCGCCAAAGACCTCGCGCGTGAACTGGAACGGGCCCGCGGGGTGCCCGTTCCACTCCGACTCATAGGCCATCTCGACCCACGAGCACTGAGCGTCACCGAGCAGCGGCGACTTCATCGCGGGCGCAGCGGCGACGTCAGCGAACGCACCGAGTGTGGCGCGCAGCGCGAGCTTGCGTGAGCCGTCGAAGGCTGTTGCGGTAGATGCCATGATTACCTCACAAACGACGACGCACCGAAGCCGGGCGTCATTGCGAATCCTGCGGGGATGCTGGTGATGACCTGTAGCCCTTCATCGCGGAGTTCTTCTTCCGACAGCGTCGTGATGACGCAGCGGCACTGGAAGCCTCCGGGCGGCGAGATATTGGCGAAGCTGCTGTCGTCCGCGCGCCAGACCTTGCGATTCATGGGCGCGTGCTCAGCGCGGACGCGATTGTCTTGCGCCGTCAACCACTGCCTATACGGGCGAGCCTCGAGGACGTCTGGATCGTTCATCTGCGTCCAGCGTCCCGCGCCGTACGCGCTCGCGACGTTGGTGCGATAGACGTTCTCGAGATAGCTGGGATCCTGGGGCGCGATGCCGAGCGTGATGGTCTGGTCTTCCATCGCGCGTCTGAAATCGCGCAACGTGTTGCCCTCTTCGAGCGTGCGTTGCAGTTCCTCGACGGCGCGTCGCGAAATGACATCAAGCTGCTCGTCGGTGGCGAGCGCAGCGCGGCGACGGTACGCGCGCAGCACTTCCTCGAGGATGGCCGGGTCGCCGCCACGCTCGCGCCAGAACGCGACGGCCTCCGCGAATGGCATCTTGAGGAAGGCTGGCCGCAAGTCGACCGCGAGCTGCCGCTGCGCGCCCTGCGGGTCGAGTTCCACGAGGCGCACGAACATCTGGCCTGCGAGGTCGGATTTCACCGACGCTTCGTAAATCAGCCGCTCAAGTTCCGGCGTGCCCTTGAACGCGGCGACGGCCTCTTCGATAGCGCTCGCGCCACCGGCCGACGCGACGGCGATGGCCTCGCGTACCGGCGTAAACGCGACGACGCCCTCTAGGGTCGTCTCCGCGGCGACGACGTAGGGTCGCCCGATTACTGCCTGTACGCGCGCCTTGTCCGCGGGGTCGCTGAGAGCGAGGACGTCTGCGAAGTCACCGACCTCGTCGACAACGCTGGCATCCCATGCGCCGAGCCCGCTGATGTCTGGAAAGGGGAGGCCGTGGACGCACCTCCGAGCGTGTCAGCAGGCGTCACGGCCTCAATCGATGGCGAGCCCGTCTGGACTGGCGGCGCGGCCTCAAAGGGCAGCGGAGAGCCCGGAGGCGCAGGCGGCAACTGAATCTTCGCGACCTCCTCGCCGCCGTCCTCGACGCTCCACGCGGGCAAGCCCAGCGAGGCGCGGATTTCGTTGACGCGCACGCTGCCGGTGTCGATGGCGTCGCGCGTGATCGGGAGCGAGTCGTCGAAGAGCGTCTCGATGACCGGCAGCGGGATATCAGCCCTGCGCAGGTTGTAGTACGCAAGCCAGCGCACGACGTCGCGCGTGATGCTGCCCCACATGAGCGTGCTGTCCAGCTTGCTATTCTCGAGGCGCACGCCGTCGCGCGTCTCAGTCGAAGAGCGCGAGCCGTTTGCGCCGCTGAGGTAGAGGTCGGGCGACACGCCGAGCGAAAGGAAAAGCTCCTCGTTCAGCGACGCGCGAAGCTCTTTCCAGACGCCCGTCGAGCCTGCGCCTGCAGGGTCGATGATCTTGATATCCGACGTGCCGCTCGTGACACCGACGCTGTCGGCCGTGAGCTGCTGGAGGTCGTCGAGGATGCGCTGCCGCTGCGCGCTATCCGACGACGCGGCCATCTGCGCGAGGACGAGTGGATTGCCGAATCGCTCAGCGCCGATCAACCAGAATGTCCAAACATTCCTTTTGAAAAGCCAGTAAAAGACCGCCGCGAGGAAATCCCCTTGGTCCATTGGCCGACCGGGGTCAGTCCAGGGAACGTGCACGAGGAACTTCGCGGGATAGTTCGTGGTCGAATACCACTGATAATCAAAGTCCCTGACCTCGAGCGACCAGTCCTGCGCGTAGCGGAGGTTGCGCGTCTGCACTGGCACCGGCTGCGGCATCCACGCGCCGCCGCGACGCGACCAGACAAGCTCGTGACAGCTGATGCCCATGCCGATGGCGTCGAGGACGCGCATCAGGAACGTCTCGCGCGCCTCGATGCTGGTCAGCCACTCTTTCGTCAGCTGCACCAGCTCTTCGGCCGCGCCACGCATCTCGGGCGCGACGTCGTCGGCCATGCGCACGGCGAAGCCGCGGCCAGCCACCGACGAGCGGCGCGTCGAGTACGCGCGACGCACGACGGGGTCACGGCGCATCTGCGTCGCCATGTCCGACCAATACTCGTAGTTGCCGAAGTCAAGCTCGCGCAGCGCCGTGCTGATACGCCCCGGCGACACCGGCTGTAGCGCGCGCCCGCTGATGGCCGATAGCGACTGCGGCCTGATGACGCGGCCCATCTCGGGGATGCGCGTGACCGTGCCCATCGGCGCAGGCGTGGCAGCGGCGACCGTCGCGCTCTGCTGCGTGCGTGGCTTGCGAGACGTCATGCTAACCCCAGTAGTTCTTGCGCCCGACGCGGGGCGCATAGTCGGTAGTCAGGTCAGCGCTCGCGCGCCTGCCAGTGCTCGCGATGCCGCTGCCGGTGTGCATCTCCGCGAGCAGATCGAAGGCCGCAGCCATCGCGTCGACTTGGTCGTCGTGCGCGTCTGACTGGCCTGTGAACCTCGCGACCTCGTCGCAGAGGTCAGGCAGCCACGCAGCGCCCTCGCGCACCAGCACGCGGCCTGCGTTCCACGCTGCGGCGAGCGGTGTGGCGCGGCTGTACTTGTCGCCCACCGCGGTCTTGACCTCGACCTGCAAGCCCACGCCTCGAGGCGGCGGCAGCGCGAGGAAGTCGAGCGCGCCACGGTCAGCGCCGCCAGCGTAAATGCGCGACGCGGTGTGAGGCCAGCGCGCTCGCAGCGCCGCGAGCTGCTGCGCGAAGTCGCTTGCGCGCATCTGCGCGCGCAGCACGTCGAGCACGTAGTACCGCGCGTCCGCGCCGCTGCCCGCCTTGCCCATCACTACTGCCACCGACCAGTCCGCGCTCGTCTTCGCGCTGTACGCGAGGTCGAGGCCGATGCCGCGCGTAAGCTCGGTGGGCGCAGTCGCGTACGTCGTCGGCGTCGCGCTGAACACGGCACCGCCGCGCGCTCGAGGCTGGCCCATGTACAGCGCTGCCCACTCGTACGGGCCGACCTCGCGCTCACGCTGGCGCAAGAACTCGCGCGGGC